TTGATATCAATGATATCGTACGCTCTGGTCTTGTGAAGTCGTATCTCATCAGCAAATATAATCTAGGTCTATAATGTTTGACTTTGTAAATGTAAAACTTGAAACACCTGACGTAGAACCTATTAATAGGAACGGTATAAGGTATTATAAAGTACCTGATACAGATAAATACTTTCCAAGTGTAACCTCAATCACATCGTTTAAGAACGCTGCTTTCTTCAAAGATTGGAGAAAGAAAATTGGTGAAGATGAGGCAAATCGTATCACTGCTCGTGCTACTCAGCGAGGAACTACATTTCATAGTATCGCAGAAGATTATATCCGAGGGAACTTGGATGTTGATCAGTACATTGGTAACAATCCATTGTCTGTTCGCATGTTCCAGACCGCAAAGAAAGAGATAGACAGGATTAGTCGAGTCCATTGTCTAGAAACTTTCTTGTACTCTCACTATCTTGGACTGGCAGGACGTGTGGACTGCATTGCTGAGTTTGATGGCGAGTTAGCAGTGATAGATTTTAAAACTTCATCTAAAGAAAAACAGGAAGATTGGATCGAGAACTATTTTGTTCAAGAGACTGCCTACGCAGCAATGTTCCTAGAACGATCTGGAATCGAGGTAAAGAAAATTGTCACACTCATTGCCACAGAAGAGGGAACTACACAAGTGTTTGAGAAATACAATCTTGATGACTATTTACAACTACTCAAATCATACATCAACGAGTTCGTCTCTTTCCATAATGCTAGATAAACAAGTCAAGAAACAAACTACAAAGAAATCTAAGAAAGATCTTGATGATAAGTTTCTTACACCGACTAAGTTTTCTCAGGAAATTGAGCGACTAGTAAAAACTAGTGGAGGTCTTATATCATACATCGAAGCAGTAGTAACTTACTGTGCAGAGAATGAAATAGAGATAGAGACCGTACCTAAACTATTATCTAAACCACTCAAGGAACGCTTGAGACATGAGGCAGAACGTCTCAACTATATGAAAGCAACTTCTAAAGGAGTATTGCCACTGTGACAGGGTTTGAAGTATACAGAACTTACCTAGCACTTAAAAATCATTTCACTAAAAAAGACTACGACTTCGTAAAGTATAACGGTAAGGTTCGTGCAAATGAGAAATCATTTGAGCAAAGACTTGACCGTTATTTTTTCAAGAAGTTAGCAGTAAAGTATAAAGATCATGAGATCATAGAGTATTTTATTGCTAACTTTATAGAAGATCCCAAAGGTTACATCAAGTCTTTTAGTGTTGATAACTATACCAAGTGGAAACATAAAAAGGAATCACTGACGTATAAATTTAAACAGGATGTCAATGCCTTACTAGATGATGTCGAAGCACCCTACGACAAATCATTTGGTGAGATATTTAAAGCAAGTAAAGGAAAACATCCAAACATACTTAAACGTTTCTATGCCAATGATATATCATTGGAGACATTGGTAATATTTGAAACATGTCTTGGGTATGTAAATGATCTAACTAAAGTATTAGTTGACCCTATATGGGATGACACTAAGATGAGAATAGTAAAGTATCAACCATTCTTACAGGTAGATTGTAAGAAGTATAGGGGTGTAGTATTAGATGTAATCAACACAAAGCTATGAGTTTTTTCCAATCAGAACAAGTCCAAGAAAATCTTAATGATATCTTCCAAACTTATCAGAGGATATCTACACTGACGTCAGCACTTCCTCATATGGATATAGAGGGGAGACTAGACCATATTGATTCTTGTAAAGAACTAATAGAGAAGCAGAAAACATTTTATTTTAGACTACAACTAGCGTCTAAGACAGACCCAGAGGCAGCAGATATGAAAGAAAGAATCACTGCACTCACTCAAGCATTTGGTTTTAAAGATCTGAATGAGTGTATGGATCAGATGATCACGACATTAGAACAGGCAGCAAAAAAAGAACTTGACAACCCCTAAATAGTGTGTTACGATAACAAAGTAACAATCCAAACAATACAAAAAATACGGAGAATACGTTTATGTCTTTTGCATCACTAAAGAAAGCATCCTCAACAGGAAACACTTTAGCAAAACTGACACAAGAGATTGAGAAACTCAATCAACCTCAGTCTGCATCATCAAATGTTGATGAGAGACTTTGGAAACCAGAACTAGATAAGTCTGGTAATGGTTACGCAGTAATCAGATTTCTACCTGCACCTGATGGTGAAGACCTACCCTTTGCAAAAGTGTGGAGTCATGCATTCAAAGGTCCTGGTGGACAATGGTATATCGAAAACTCTTTGACTACTCTTGGCAAACAAGATCCTGTCTCTGAGTACAACACAGAATTGTGGAATGCAGGTGGAGAAGGTTCACCTCAACGTGCCCAAGCAAGAGCACAAAAGAGAAAACTTTCCTACTACTCTAACATCTATGTTGTGTCTGATCCCACACACCCAGAGAATGAAGGAAGGGTATTCCTTTATAAGTATGGTAAGAAGATTTTTGACAAACTTGTTGAAGCAATGCAACCTGCATTTGCTGACGAGAAAGCATTAGATCCCTTCAATTTCTGGGAAGGTGCTGACTTTAAGTTAAAGATCAGAAAGGTTGATGGTTATTGGAACTATGACAAGTCAGAGTTCGCAGCACCTAAACCTCTCCTTAATGATGATGCTAAACTAGAATCAATCTGGAAACAAGCATACTCACTCGCTGACTTTGAAGCACCTAAAAACTTCAAGACATATGAGAAACTTAAGGATCGTCTAGATCTTGTACTAGGACTACATGCTGCTCCTACTCCTACACCTGCAGATGAATCACTTGAAGATTTATCAGAAGGTAAGACTCCATCTTGGGGTGCTGAAGTATCTAACTTCAGAGAGAAAGCAGTTGCCTCTTCACCTGTAGAAGATGAAGAAGATGCTCTTAGTTACTTTTCAAAACTTGCTGAGGAAGAATGAAGATTGCACTAGCAACCATACTCGCATTAACATCCCCTGCTGCAATGGCAGGGGATTACTACTATAGGCCAGTAGGTCACACTACTACTCAGTCCTGCTATAAAAAAGTTATGCGAGAAGAATATATCCCACCACATAGAAGTCATTATGGTGAAGGATATATTAATCGTTATTACGATACAGAAGAAGTCCCATGTTGGACATTAGGACACAGACCATACAGACCTTCTTATCCTGACTATGGTCCTCAAACTAACCCAGAGCACACTGGTCCTGATCTAAACTCATGTGAAGAAGGTTCATTCTTAGGAGCAATCTTAGGTGGTGGTGCTGCAGCAGCAATGTCTGAGAAGGATGCTATGGGATGGTCAATACCATTAGGTGTTGTCAGTGGTGCGTTGATAGGATGTCAAGTTGATGGGGGGTAAGATATGGTGGAAATGATACTTAAAGAGTTCCCCCTTACCGAGGTTATTAAAATTCCTATGAGTAAAGATACATATACCAAGGCAGAGGTGGACGCTCTAATCAAGTACGCTATTGATGAAGCAAGAAAAATTGATGAAGCATCAATGGCAAAGCATAATCGTGATGCTACTGTTATCAGTATGATATTAGGATTTACTGCTCTTGCTTTATTTGTAGATGGATTACTTAGATTATTAGGTATCATTCCTCCTTTCATGGAGATTGATATAGATGTTCTTGACAGAATTGTAGAGAGAGTAGAAGTAGATGTGTTTGATAAACTAAAACAAGTGCCAATACAAAAACTATTCCGATGAACGATCTAACCATATTCATATTCGGCATAGGTTTTGCCCTGACAGCAGGTGCTGCCTTTGCATTTATGTGGAGGTCTATGGGTTATGTCTTTAAAGAGATGGACAAGTATGTAGATAGACCACGAAAACCTGTACACCCTGAGATGTCAGAGGTACAGAACGGTGATGAACTATTAGTATTTAAAGCAGGAGAGGATGGTGATGATGAGGAAGGAGACCTCACCCTAATCCAAAAATGACTTTGAGTTTGTAAATATCGCTTAAAAATTTTCCGCCAAAATTTTGACCCCTTTAGTTTTTTATGACCGAGTATGAAAGACGAGCACAAGACCCCTGTTGGCAACACAAACAAGAGTGTATCGCAATGTTCACCCTCGATTCACACAACACTAGTTACATATATCGAAGAGAAGATGGCACATATTACTGGCAGCATTGTCGAAAGGAAGCGGAAGACGACCTCTTCGTAGACGCTGATGGATTGCAACTAGAACTCCTAGGTAATCCTGTACTATCTAAAGAATTTATTTTTAAAGCAATATATTATTAATAACCGCCACCATAGTATCCTCCACCTGAGGATCCTGATGAACCAGAAGAACCTGAGGAACCAGAGGAAGAACTACTACCACTGCTACTGCTGCTAGAAGAACTAGAACTAGATGATGAACTGCTGCTAGATGTGCTGCTAG